TAATTATATAGTCGCTGTGCAAGATCGAAATCAGTATGTCCTTTATAAGTTGCGCTAAATACAGAGGCCCTTGCAAAAGCTTCTTGAGCATGACTTTCATTCTCCCATAAATATCTATCTTTTAAAGTTTCTTTAGAGAACTCGTTTAGGTTATCTTCTTTATTGTAATCAATCTGAATCCCCAAGTAATCCGTTGTTCCAGTTTTTAATATCATCCAACCCTTCCTCTTCTCTTAGTTGCGACTTTTTATAGTTTTTAGTTTTAGCTTTATTTTTTGAATCTTTTCTCTTGTTAAATTTTTTAGTTCTTTCAGCTTTCCTGTCCCAAGTCATCCTCATTCTCCGTCCAGTATTCTAAAAGTTTGGTTTCATACCAAGCTGCCTTACGTTGATCGTCAATAGGAGATCCTTTGTACCTCATCCTCCATCTGTACTTTAACGAATTGCCACGTAAATAACCAACAAACTCATCAGGAGTAAGCATAGCTTCTATAGCCTCTATGCACTCAACCGCTCCTTGATTGTAGTGTTCTGGATTATTTATATTATCCACCATAGCACCATTAATAAGCTTAGAGTAAGTTGTACCAAGAGCAGTAAGCGCATTACTTTCAGCATGTTCTTTATTTCTTCTAGCATTCATCTCATTCCACTCTTGAGGTGTTGCGTCATCTATACTCATTGCATCTCCAAATTAATTTTATCATTACGTTTTTTAAAGTCTTCAGATTCTTTAGATTTTATATCAATCCAAGCATCAGGTATTGATTCTTCACTAAACCATCTAAATCCATTTGTTCCTGCCCACTCAGCATGAGATCTCTTAGTACCATCTTTTCTACGTTTAGCTCCAGGCATAGGCGCAGAAGGATTAGCAAAAAGAAATACTAATTCCATGTTTTTAGGTAAGTGTTTTTTAACCCAGATGTATTTATTATATTCTTGAAAGTCCCAGAACCTACCTTTAGATTCTAACAAGATAGTCTTTCTTCCTATCTCTCTAACAAAGTCAGGCTCGTAGGTGTGTTCTATTACGTAGGATATTTTGTCTCCATGATGATACCAATCTTTTAATATTGATTCATGTAGAACAGCTTCCCATATAGAGTCGTACTTATGATTGTTAGGAGCTACAATCTTTCTAGGTCTAGGTACTCTTGGTTTTCGTTTACCGCTAACAGCTTTTTTCTTAGTACTAATTGTATCGCTCTCTTGTGTTGTTAACAAAATCTTCTAGATCTTTTACTGTTATGCTTTCTATATCTTTACCTAAACTGTAAAGTTTCTTCATACATTTCCTTGCCCATTTAAGAGTGTAAAAGCTCAGTCGTATTTGACCATAGGCGTAGAAATGTTTTGCACTAGGTAACAACTCTTTTATATTTGCGATAGAAACTTTTTCTTGTTCTTCTTCAGGAACCTGAGACTTTACCCATTCTATTAAAATATTTTCAGAGTGTCTGTTTATTCTTTTCATTATCTTAGTATTCATGTTAGCTCCAATACTTTAGGTTGTGATACTACTTTAGTGAAATACCTCAACCCATGAGCGTACTTAAACACTCTTAGACCATGACCATTATTAGCATCAGACCAGCATTCGTTTTTGAATGAGCAGTATACACAGGAGGGAGGTAAAATTTCATTACCTTTTTTACCTTCAGGTATAGGAGTATAACATTTCTCTGGAGGTGTGTCAAGATCTAAAGCTTGTTTTAAGTTATTTATTTTATTTACTGGATTAGGTTTAGATAAATTACCAGGTCTAAATAAAGCAAGTTCACCTGACTCTTTGTTGATCGCTAAGAAGCCACCATCAGATGTACCTTCAGCCGCTTCATAACCTGCAAGCTGGGCCATGTATCCGAAGGTATCGTTCTGAGCTAGAGTTCCTTCAGAGAACTTCTTAAACGCAAAGTTAGATGCAGTTTTTATATCAATAACTTCACCATTTATTTTACAGTCCATATGTCCCTTGATGCCATCAACCTCTACTTCTTTCTGCTCATCAGTTACTTTATGTCCTGAAGCTTTTACTAGTAAGAGTAGTAGCTCTTCTAGTAGATGACCATAAAGAAATTTTATTCGAGTTATCGCATTAAGTTTAACAGTATCTTCTTGCCTAGCTTCGTACCACAACTGCCTAGCAGGTCTACCGATATTACTTATGCGTAATCCTTTACGTTGTTTCCTAGGTTGTGACCATTGAAGCAACGCATCCTGTAGATTACTTGCGAAGTCTTCTACAAGATTAGGATCTATCTCCTCTTCTCTTTCAATGAAGGCGTAAATATCCTCTACTAAATAATCTAAGTCTTTCATTTGTTTTCCTTTAAATAGTTTATTGCTCTTTTTAAAATGTCAATGTTGTCATCAAAACCACCTAAAGCTCTGTTACATTTGTGACATAACCATCCTCTAAAAGATTCTGTTTCGTGACAATGGTCTAAAACCCAAGAACCATTTCTTGTATTGCCTTTACCTTTAACATCTTCTTCTGAGCCAAGGCATATTGGACAAGCGTAATTTTTTGAAGGAGGAGAATGTACAGATTTTAAATACTCTCTGACTTTACTTAAATCATTATTACATTTCCTGCATTCTGGTCTTAAATAATTTCCTCCTGAATGTGGGCTAAAACTACTTAAAGGCAAAAGAATATTACATTTATTACATTTTTTTTCTCCATTACCTAAATCAGAATGGTCATCATCAAACATTTCAAACTGTTTAGTGAGTTTCTGACCAGTTTCTTCCAACATTATATTCTCCATCAAGAGGACAGTTTAATTTAAACAAAGCACCTGCATCTATGATAGCCTGTACTCCGCGCTTTCCTACTTCTTCAGCCTGATCTTCTCGCACCTCCACCTGCCACTCATCGTGGACGTTGGCAACACATCGTGCATCCAAGTCCCTTATGTACCATGCAAACAAAGTCAACGCTCGCTTCATTACAATAGCCCCTGCTCCCTGTAATAAAGTATTCAAAGCAGAATGCTCAGACCTAACAAACAACTTCCTACCATCTAATCCTTTTAAGTATCCTCTGTTTGCTGCTCTTCCAACTTTATTCTTAAGAGATCTAAATGATGGGAGATTATCAAGGAAATGTTCTCTAGTTCTTTTTGCATCTGCTGCGCTTCCTCCAAGAATTGTTGATAACTTGAGGTCGCCCGCCCCATAACAAAGGGCGTAGATGAAAGTCTTCGCCTGATTTCTTGATTCAAGTCGTGCAAGTTTTTGATTAGCGGTGTGTATGTCTCCGTTAATGATTTCATTTGTGTACTCCTCATCGTTCATGAAGTGAGCAAGCATACGAAGCTCTAAGCCAGAAGCATCTATACCTACTAGTTTATATCCATCAGGTACAGTCCAACAAGATCTGCACTCTTTACCATAGGGAGAAGAAGAGTTAGGTACTTGTGCCATGTTAGGGTCACGATGAGTCATCCTTCCTGTTACCGCACCATTAGGAATAACAAATCCATGTACCCTATCATCTTGCTCTACTGCCTTGAGCCAAGAGTCTATCTGAGATACTCTCTTCTGGTGTAGTAGATAATCATTTATCAGATCTGCTTCAGGTATATTCTTTACCTGCGCTAGAGTCTTTTCATTTACGATTGGTCTACCATTAACAGTAAATTCAGTTGGCTTCCATCCAAACTCCTGAAGGTACTCACCTATCTGCACTCTTGAATTTAAATTAAAATCAATAGTGGTCAGCCTAGATACAGGAGGACATTTGGCTAGGCATCCTCCTGCTAGATTCAGATTGTTCCTTAACAGATTGTGTTCTGATTCAGTTAGTCTAGCACCTTCTCCACTACCTACAAAGTTCTTGTCAGCAGTCTTACTAACCTTACCAGCTTTCGTTAATCTAGGATACAAAGCTAATTCATCTATCTTAGGCTTGAAGACAGACTTCACCTTCATCTCTACCTTTCTCGCATTAGATCGTAGCTTACCCATGAGAATCTCTGCTTCTCTTACATCAAACAAGAAGCCATGTTTCTCCTGATCCTTTAAGATCTTAGCTACACTATGCTCTAGTTCAAGTGAGTCCTTAGAGAATCCCTTAGACTCCTCTCGTAAAGCATAGTAAATCTTTTCATTTAACTCGACATCTCTAATACAGTACTCAAGCATCTCTTTAGAATATCTAGAGAACTCCTCGAATCCTATTTTATCTAAGCCAAGTTTAGTACCCCATATGCCCAAGCCATGACCGCCTTCTCTAGATGGATTGAAGAGTCTAGATAATACAAGAGTATCTATAATCTCCTTACCTTCTGCTAGATCAGCGCGGTTACACAGCTCTTCTACTACAGGTATATCGAACCCAATTATGTTATGACCTATGAGGTGAGTAGCCTTCTCTAGAAGTTGAACGCCTTCTTCGATCTGGTCTGGCCCATAAGTGTATAACTGTTTCGAGTCCATGTCCTTAGCAACTATACACCATATCTTAGTTGCTTTTAGATCATCAGTCTCTATGTCAAATAGTAGTTTCATTTATTCAAATCCAAGGTTAATGTCTATGTCCTCTTCAGCAGAATTAGAAAGCTCATCACCTGCTAACTCAGATAATCTACCTGTCTCGTTATCGTACAAAAGATAAGTAGCTATCCCAACATCACCAGTGTATCTAGATTTAAGTATCCTTACTCTGGTAGTGCTTGCTTCTATAGGATCATCTGACTGTTGGTTCCTCTCTAACGACAGGATAGCATCAGATATCTGAGCGATAGACTGACTGCCTCTGATGTGGCTCACGCTTGTCTCTACGCCATTTTCATGCCCCCTGTTACCGTCTATACGTCTTAGGTGAGAAACAAGTATAAGGCCCACTCCTGTCTCTTCTACGAGGGATCTGAGTCGAGTCATGATAGAATCAATAGCTCTTCTCTCATCACCCTCTACAGTAGAAGACACCATCATATGCAAGTGATCTAGAACAACCCATCTACAGTTACATCCTACAATCATGTATCGTAGCTTACTGAAGATAGCATCTATATCGTTAGCTCCAAAGTGAGCATGTATCCACACCCTATCTTTATTACCTTCTTTAAATACTTTCTTAAAGTAACCAGTTAACTCCTCTTCAGAGTATTGATTCCTGATACGATCAATATGTAACTTAGCATCAGCTTCAATAGATACGATCCCATCCATTGTTCGTT